TTTTGTATAGACTGCTCTCCTCTAGCGTATAACCTTAAGTTATGATAGTTGTTAAAATTGTTTTGATACCTATTGTGGTTTCTATCGTTGTTAAACCACTCTGTTTCGATTGCTTTAGCAACCTTTAAACCGTAGTCATAGCTTAGCTTTTCAGCATCACTAACTACTTGACTTGGAAAATAACTCTTTATAACAGACTCTGCCATACTTTTATTTTATTATTTTTGATATTCCACCTTGGTTAGAATATTTAGATATATTTATGTTTACTTGCGGTCTTTTAATATCCGCGTGTGGTCTGTAAAGGTGACGATTGCAAGCCATTATAGCTAAACCAGAGCTTATAGCGGCATCAAACTTAGTTCTTTTGTTTATATCAAACTTAGCCCAATCATTTAAAGTTCTATTAAAATATATGTTACCATACACTCCTTCTTCTAAGTGACCTACGTGATCATTGATATACATTTCTATAGCTGCAGCGTGAGCTTGCTTTATATCTTCGCTAGAGTTAGGTATACCACCTATTTCTTTTTCAGCAGTACTTAGCTTATTCCAAACTTTATCTGGTCTATTCATACTAAAACCTCTATAGCCTCTTCGCTTAAAGTAGTAAAGTAATCTTGGTTTGTTATTTTCTGCTAACAATGGCATACCGTAAAATATGCAAGCCATTAGTATATCTTCAAAAAATATTTCTGCGGTTTGTGGTCTAGCAATATATTCTAAAAAGAAATGGTTTGGCGGAGCGTCTTCCATACTAAACTTTGTTAGTCCATGAAGAGATCCGTTGGATCCTCTACCATCAACAGTACCACTAATATCATAACTATCGCAGCCAAAGGCGCCCATATGCTCGTTACCAGGGTACTTAATACCATTTTTTATTATTACATTGTTTTGAAGTCTAGGCTGAGGCGTCCAGCTTATGTTAAACCTTCCTTTTGGGTCAGGATTAAAAACTACGGCCGTATCTTTAACTCCATTTACCCACTGAAAATTACCAGTGTTGTAAACAGCGCTATTTCCTATTCCTTCATTATAATCTATTTGCTCGTATATTTTAACTAAATTAAATATACTGTTTTTTGTTTCATCTCTAAACGCATGCTCTTCTGTTCTAGGAAACTGCCTATAAAACTCATTTAATGCGTCTTGGTCTTCTTTTAAACCTTCTACTTCGTTGTTCCAATTATCTATAACGCCTACGTCTATTAATTCACCGTCTGGTCCATGAACATCTCGTCCTGGAGTAATGAAGACAGGTCGTCCATATTCGTCAATAAATCCTTCAAAGTTCCACTCCATTGGAATAAACAAAGCATATAAACCAGATTTTGTTTGACCATTTTTATTTCTTCGAGTTACATCACTATCATTATACAATCTTTTGAAGTTGTCACCACCTTTGTCTAAAGCATTAGATGTTGATCCCATCATACACTTACCAATAATTCTACTACCTAATCTAAGACAAGTTTTTGTAACCCGCCAGTTGTTTAGTATATTATCTGGTCTTTCCCACTTACCACTTTCATCATGAACCAGCAGTGATAATTTTTCACCATCATAACTGTTGTCACCAGTGTTTTTCCAATCAATCGTCGTATCTAAACCTTTTATCTCTTCTAGCTTTTCATTAACCTCTATTTTTTTACGAGTAAACTTACTCGCTGGTACACGATACGCTAGCTCAGACTTTGGTCTGTCCATACCATCTTGAATAGGTTTAAAGAAAAAAGGATAATTTATTGATATAGGCACAACCTTGTCAGTAAACATCTTTTTAGCATCACCACCACTCTTGGATAGTATTCCATATCTACTATCACTCGATATTGTAGCTAAGTTAACGGTTTCAGCAGAGCTCATAAAAGAAAACCCAGAACGTCTATTTTTAAGATAACACATGCCGTAACATCTTTTGTCAGCCTTACAAGCCTCCCAAAATATAAAAAACAATCTATTAGCTTCGCGGAAGTCTGGAGCACCTACATCTATCTTGCTCCATTGGAGGTACATATAGTGAGTTCCTGTAATATAAGTTGGAACGCTAGCATTCTCAAACCAGAAACCTTCGTCACGCCTTTTGAATTCTTCATCTATATAATCGTACCATTGTTCTTTTTGTTCGTCTGGATATGCTTTCCAGTCAAATATAGTTTTAATCTTATCTAACAGCTTTGGTTTGTCTAACTGCTTCCACTTATTTTGCTCGTTGCTATGTACTTTTTTAGGTTGCTTAGGTAAAGCTATTTGCAAGCCTTGTATTTCATACACATCACCTATTTGGCCAGTTTTAGATATAACTACAATATCATGTTCTTTATTGTAGCCGTAATCCCATTTCTTACCTTTATTAAGTCTACTTAAAGTAGTTTTTTTAACAGGTTCAACTATTTTATATAGCGTTTGCTCGTAGCTCATTTAGATCTTCCTTCAGCAAAACCTTTAAACACTCTTTCTTCTTTCTTTTCTGGCTCTTTACCTTCTAATAAGTTTTCTTCTTCTTGAATACGGTTTAGTATTTCAAAAGCGTCAAATATAGCTAGCTTTTTAGTAGCAGCAGCATTTTTAAGCCTATCAGCCGTAATATCATCACCACTATCAACAATAGCTTCTTTAGCTACTTTAATAAGCTCTTCAACTGCTCTATGCCCAGCTTGGATTATACTCTTCTTCGTCTCCTTGATATTCATACTTAACTGTAATAAACTTATTATAGACTCTATAAAGCTTTTGGCCTTCTATTATAAACTCGTAAGTAGAGAAAGGCGTGAAACCTACGAGCTCTCCAATACTATTAACTCCGTCTGTATATTTTACAATGCCAACACAACTTTGTTCTACTTCTTGATTTAGCTTGTCTTTTTGCTTAATAGGCTTTACAAAGCAAAAACCATCAACAGCTTTCCATTTATCTTTTGACTTGTATAAAAACACTTGATCTAAACTAACTACGTAAGTGTTTTCGTCAATAAAAGCCTTACTGTTTTTTTCTTCACCTTTAGCGTTGTACCATCTTCTAAACACGTTATGATGTACTATTACAGTATCACCAACTTTAATCTTAGTGTCAAATGCTGTAGGAACAGCTTTTATTATAGCTTCTCTATTAACAAACTCGTGGTTTTGTATTTCAGAGTTTAAAATTAAATCTTTATCCTCTACCTTAGCGGTGTTGTTGTATCTACTACCTTTAGGCTCGATAATAAAATTAAAAGGTGTTTTCACTAATACTCTAGATTATACTCAATAGATATAGCCATATTCTTATTAAAATCCTTCCACGGTAATACATCTTTATTTTTCTTGATGTATATAGAGTACTTGTCGTCTTCTTCTATAATGTCACAAATAGTATGACCACCATACACATCCTGTCCAACAGAATAGTGCATGGCGTCAATTTTGTAGTCTTTACCAATTGTTATTTTACGAATCAGCTTGCTCATCTTCTGGGTATTTAATGTCTCCAGTGTTAATATCAATGTCGACTTTACCGTACTCTTCTTCTAAAGTAGCGTTAAGCTCAGATAGCTTTTTATTGATATTGTCAAGCTCGTGAAGTAGCATGTGCTTCCTAGCGGCTATGTTACCTACTTCTAACTTGATTTGATTTGATGCGTTTATAACGCTTTGAACTTCTTTTAGTTGCTCATCATTAATTTTGCTTGGCCTAAGGTCTTTAACCTTTGCCGTCTTTCTTTTTGCCATAATTTAATTTAATTTAATTGTTTATTAAAATTTATAATCCGCGTAGTCTAGACCCATAAAAGCGTGGACGCCATTATCTTCTATTTCTACTGCGTAATCAGCCCACCCGTTAGGGTGAGTGTAATCTAAAGTTTCAGCTTCTGCATCAACAGGTTCTAAACCTTTCCATAATACATCAACGTGATACATTACAGAATTTATTGGCGCTTCAACCTCATTACCTTCTTCATCATAATCACCTGGAGTTATAGTAATGTTACCTAACTCAATAACAACGTGCTTATGATTATCTTCTAAAGCGTTTATTTTACTTTTAGCTGTAGATTCGTTTGTAAATTCGTACTTACCTATCTTATTCATTAGCTTGTTAAATTGATTAAGGCTTCCTGTTTTAGTATTCTATCAAATACTGCTATTGCTTTGACTTTGCCTCTAAAATTATTACTTCCAGAGCCGTCGGAAAAATCTAAGGTGTTTAAAGCAGAGCTAAAATCAAATGTAAATTGTTCAAAGTTAGTATTAGCTTCTGTTACTTCACGGCCGTTAACAAACAAAACATTTTTGCCAGACATATAGCCTATAGCTATTTTATTGAAAGAAGCTAAATCAGTACCAGAAGAATTATCTAAAGCAACTCTTTCTTCAAATTCTGTTGAACTTTTAACTATAGCTACTTTTATGTCACCTTCGCTTCCACTAGCAGCGCTAGAAAATATAACAATTCTTTTATCAGTAGTACCATCACTTATTGAAATCTGACTACCAACAGCTTTATCTTCCTCTGATAGAGTAGCTATTTCTGCATATAACACACCCTGTGTACTATTTATTAATGTACTATTACCACTACCTGTTAGTGTTTCTGTTGCTCTTGTAACTGTACTACCGTGTGTTGGTATGTACGATGTAGCGTAGGATAAGGCTTCTGCTTGACCACCCCATATGTAAATGTCAGTAATATAAGTATCGCCACTATTTACTATTGTTAATTGATTACCAAAACCTACTGCATCAAATCTTTGCCATTCGCTAGTGGTAATTTTTCTAGTGGTATTAGTTCCATCATATAAATCAAATTCATTATTACTTGCATCGGCATATTTTGCATATATTGATAAAGTAACAGGGTTATTATATGTAAATAATGGACTTTGTATGTATGTATTAAAAGTAGCAGGGTTTGTTAATCTATAAACTCCTAAGCTACCATCAGGTGCAACCACATCACTTTCATAAGTTAAAGTTGAGTTAATACCTAAAGTCCATTGACTAAAATCCTCACTATAAGTAACTAGATTAGTAGAAGTAGGCTCTAACAACCAATGCCCATTCTCTCCATTACTATCATAGTTTATTCTAGCTAAATCTACATCTTCACTAAATGTAATGTCTTTTACTGATATGTTGTCTATTGATATATCTGTTGCACCACTAAATCTTGCAATATCTAGTAAAGTTCCATTAGCTTCAAAGTTATATTCATAGCTTCCTACACCACTAAGAGATGCTTCTATTTCACCACCACCACTTGTATAACCTATTTTTATTGAACCTTGTGTAGAATCTACTATATCAAAGTTTAATCTGTATGTTCTTCCTGATGTTAAGATTGTTTGTCTTAATGCAGAAAAATCACCTGTGCTATATATAACTCCTTTGCCACTATCTATATAAGATTCTCCTTGTAAACTCCACCTATCGTTAGGGTCTACTTGTTGTACTGATAGTAAATTTGTTTCTACATAATCTTCGCCTGTTGGAACAGGTATTGTTACTAAAAAACCAATATAAGTAGTAGTTGCAGTTGCAACAAAATATGCACTTGTAGTTAAAGTTAAATCATCTGTTGTTACATCTTGATAAATAGCAGGAGATAAATTTGCAGTATTACTAACTCTCATAATAAGCGAACCACTAGAGTTGTTTCTTGCACCAAATGAGTTTATTTTATATGTTTTACCAATCACAGTTGTTATAGCAGTAGATATTCCAAAAGTATCATCTGTTCCTGTTGTTGCTCTTACAGTATCTCCAACAACAGATAAAACAGAATTTGACCTTGCGTTAATCCAATTATCTGTGCTGCTAGTAGATGTAACCAATTCATCACCTAACTCCTCAAAATCACCATTAAGTACTAATTCAGGGTCAGTAATACTCTGCATATCTTGTACTAAACCATCAGAGTTTATTCTTGTAGCACTACTTGCTCTATCGAAGTCAAAGTCTGCTGTTGCTTGAACTGTTATGTCATTCCAATACGCATAATTACCAATCCCTATACCACTTATTAAAGTTATATAGATAGTCGTCTCGCTTGGAGAAATCCTTATCGTTCTTTTACCTGTGCTAGTAAAATTGGCTTCGCTGTGATAATTTGTTGTATTTATACTATTACCAATTCTTATGTAGTTAGATGATGAAGTTCCTGAGTCAACTAAATTGTATGTTATTATATAATCTTTGCCTGTTTCTACTGTAATTGGTATATGCGTATAACCATAAGCTCCTGATGTGTCAGTTAATTTTAAATATCCGTTTTCATTGACAATTGTACCTGAGCTGTTAACAATAGTCCAACTATCAGCTTCACCTGAGTTAGGTATTAAATTTTTACCGTAGTCAGGCAAAGATGGTTTTACGCAATGTACCCTTGCATCAGAATATGCAGTAGGTGTAAGTAGTATAGATGCTTTGTCTAGCAACTCGTAGTTGTCTATTTCTTGAATAGTGTCTTTTGAGCCTTGATTATTTTCGTAATAAGTAGATCTTTCTCTTAGTTTGGCTAATAGCTTAGCCGCTAGAGACCTTAAGGCACTAGCTTTATGTGAACCTAGTCCTAGCCCTAACATTACTTACCGAAATAATAAATTACGCTTCCTGATGATAACGTAGCCGCTGTCCATCGACCAAATACAGTCATACCAGCAGGGAAAGTTATTGAACTTGTAATAGCATCTGCGTTAGCGCCGTTTTGAGCTACTTGAGTGGCTGTGCCAGTAAAAGCAACGTCGTCCGCGTTGGTTGCGTCAGCTGTTAGTGTAGTAAAAGCAGAATCAGCTACAAATTGTATACCGATTATAACTTTTCCAGTTGGAGGGGTAAAAGCGCCTGTGTCTGCTACAAATCCGCTGCCTAGCTGTCCAAAGCCGTAGCTTACTTCTGTTGAATTAATTCCCATTTTATTTTTTTATTTTTTCGTATGAGCGTCCACCAAAATAGGCGCCTATCACTGTTATTAATACTAATTGTAAAAGATCAACCCACTTATCCTCTACTGTAAACATAATCACACCTGCATCAATAAAAATTAGCAGTGTTGTGCATATTACTAACCAAGCTAATACTAGCGGGCGTATAGATTTACTAAGCCATGAGTCAGACTGCATGTCTGATTTCCACCTAGCTGTTACTTCTTCTTGCATTTTAGCTTCACTATCTAAAAGCATCTGCTTTATTTTAGCTTTAGCTTCATCACGTTCTTTGTCTGTGGTGATAACTTTGTCGAGTATACCCTCTGCATTATCTAATACTTTGCCTAAAAGCCCACTCATTAAATTCTGTACCATATTAATGTTCGTTTCCGTTATTAGCGTCATTCTCCCAAGGAAAACCGCCGTCACCAGCTTCTTTCCACTGCCCATCAACATTAATCATATCTTTTCCGTTGATAGTTTGACGCATAAACGTTTCACCGTTGTATTTTATATAATCATCACCATAAGCAAGCTTACCTACTTTCATGTCTGTAGCGTGTCTCATTTCATGGTTGATAACTTGTCTTTCTTCAGCGCTGCCAGGAACTAACTTGTCGCTAATGTATATAGAACCATCCATATTAGCTTCGCCTAGTATTCCTTCGCCTAAATCTTTTCTTATAACAGGGGTGCCTGGAACTGAAGCTTGTGGATCTCCACCTTCTTTACCAAACCTATGTTTTTTGATTATTCTGCCATTGACAGCAATATCTCTTGTGCCTCTACCTAGTTTGAACCCCATTATCTATCTTTATCTTTTATCATATCGTCTATAGCCTTGTTAAAGACTTTATCTGTATATGTTTTGTTATTGTAAAATACGCTTCTTTCAGATGTTGGCATATCTTCTTCGCCAAGTAGTATTCTGTATATTCTACTTATTAACTGCTGGCATTTAAACGATGTTTTAAATACTGAGTACTTTATCGTTGTTCTATTCCTGTGTCTCCACACTTCAATCCAGCCTAACTTCCTTAGTTTGTCCCACCGGGTTTTATCCCAGCTCATGGTATAAGTACCATCAATAAATTCTTGTCTTGTAAACCGTTTTTGACAATCTAAAAATATTAGAAGTTCAAGATCGGCATCTGTTAACCCGTAAGTCTTACAAGCCCACTTTCTAGTGAGCCTGTAATACTTTAGGATTTGTAATTCACGTAAATCGTGACTAGTTAATCTCACTTATTACA